CCCCCGCACCCCCAGCCGCTCCCGCCGCAGTCGGTGCCGCAGCCGCGGCCGGCGCAGCAGCCGCCGGACTCGCAGTAGCCGCGGCAGCCGCTGGTGCTGCGCTGGTTGCTCCGGCGGCACTCCCGCCAAGCAGCCCGAGTTGATCGAGCCCATACCCACCAGCGCCGAACGCCGCAATCATCAGCGGCACGGTGTAGTCCAACCCCCGGCCCGTGAAGTCATACGGCGCGGTCGTGCCATCGGGACTGTATGTCGTGCCAACCGTGCGCTTGTCGCCGTCCAGTTGGCCCAGCATCAGCGTCCCATCCGGCCCGCGACTGATGAACCTACCGTCGTCCAGATAGACGCCCGGGCTTGGCGCGTTTGGGTTGGCGACGTACTGCCCCGAGTCCGTAAAGGAACCTTGCTCCGGGTCGTACAGCGTCGCGCCGGCCGCCAACCGCTCGTTGTACAGCGCCAGCAATTCGTCTCTGGTCATTTAGCTACCCATCCCGAAAGAGTCCCAATTACCCGTTGTAAAATGACGAGGCCCGATCAGCGCGCCAACGCTGTCGGGCCTCTGACCACCACCAACCTGTTGAGAGGTTCGGCAATGGCTGACTCGAATCATAGCGGCAAGAAGCCGCACCACCGATTCATCGACATGACGGGCCGGCGTTTCGGCCGCCTCGTCGTGCTCCACACCGAAGGCAAGTATCGAGCCGAGTTTTGCTGGCGAGTTCGCTGCGACTGCGGCACCGAAAAGCGCGTCCTCGGCACCAGCTTGCGAGCCGGGCGCATCAAGTCGTGCGGCTGCGCTATCGCCGAGATCCTGAAGGCAGCGAATACCACGCATGGCATGAGAAATGCGCCCGAGTACAACATTTGGGCGAAGATGCGCGAACGCTGCACAAAAGCGTCCTACCAAGATTTTCAAAACTACGGCGGGCGAGGCATTGCCATCTGCGAACGCTGGCAGCAATTCGCAAACTTCTACGCCGACATGGGTCCACGCCCGAGTGCCGCTCACACCCTTGATCGCATCGACGTTAACGGAGACTACGCGCCCGGGAACTGTCGTTGGGCGACGCGAGCGCAGCAAGCAAGGAACAAGAGAGGGACACTTTATCTTGAGTACAAAGGCCAGCAACTTCCAATGGCAGACGTTGCGGACTTGATCGGCGTCACGTACGCGACACTGGAAAACCGCATCCGACGCGGAGACACCGGCGAGCGGCTGTTTCGCCCGACGCGCACTCGTATCGGCCGGCTGAACCATTAGAGCGCGGTCCACCCGGTAAGCGCCCCGTCTGTCCCTTCAAACACGTACAACGTGGTGCCACCACCCCCGTCCGTGCGCTGCCAGATGTCGCCGCGAACCCCAGTGATGACGCCGTCCGGATCGCCCTCGCCGCGCTGCACGCGACGGCGGATGTCGTTCAACTCGCGCACGATGTCGCGCAGAACCTCTTGCACCTCGACGGGCAGGCTCTCAATCCGGCCCTCGACGCTGATGCGGCTCATCGCTTGCCCGCCTGCGGTGTCTCAACTCGAAAGCCCGTAATCTCACTCAAGTCCGTATGCGAGAACTTCACCCGATGCCAGCGCGCGGAATGCGTGAAGTCAAATTTGCCGTCGATCCGAAAAGACGTTGCACCCGTCGTCAGCGGCTCGTCCAGATTCATCCGGTAGTAATGCGTCGCGACGCCGGCGCCGTTAAAGGTCGTGTACCGGGCGCGCACTCGAGTCAGCGCGAACACCTGCTCATCGTCGCCAATGTCGCCGGTCGTCACCGACGACACGCCCGGGTCTGCGGTCTCACGCGCAATCGACAGCACGTGATTCGCCCCGTCCTTGAGCAAGTAGCCGACACCAGGCGTCCAGACTTTCACGCCCTTCGGCGACGTGAAGACGCTCACGTTAGGCAACGCGAACATCGCGCCAAGATCCGGCGTCAGGCGCTTACCCCACCGATCGGTGTCGGGGTGATACGTAAGCTGCAGCTTCTGCGTAGTGCCCGCGATGGGGTAGTACAACTGCCACCGCACGACACGCTGCGCGCCGTCGTACACGCACTGCTGTCGGTAATCCAAGAACGCCGTATTGGAGAACGTCGCTTGCAGCCATTCCCACGGGGCCGACTCGATGGGCAGCACCTCGCCGCCACCGTACCGGTAGAAGCCGTCGAACCCGAGCCAGTAGAGCACCCCATCGGCTTCGCACACAGCGTCATGCCACACCAGCCCAACCGAGCGGCTCACCACCGGCCATGACCACGTGTTGTCGGCCGCTCCCACGTACGTACCGCGATACATCGAGTACCGCTTGAAGGCGACCACATAGTCCCGGAACGGCACCAACCGCACGATCTCGCCCGGCGTTGCAGTCAGACGCCCCGACGCAGACTGCGTAGCAATGTCCGGCGTCCAGTCGGTGTGGTCCTCTAGCGCCGAGCAGATCCAGCCGTCGGTCGTGGTCGTGCCGCCCGTTGTGTAGTTCGCGAGCAGCACAAAGCCGCGCTGCGTGGCGATGCAGCTTGCAGACGGGGCCGCCGTCACGTTTGCAAACGGCCCAGCCGTCGAATCCGCTTTCGCCTGCAGGATGTTCTGCGCCTGCACGGCCAGCGCGATGATTCCGTTCGACGGCGTCGAGAACGACGCAAATTGCCACGGGGTGTCGGCCGATGCAGCGGTGTACGCCGGCGTCGTGCGATTGAGCGTCGACCACGTGCCGCCGACAAACCCCGTCAGCGTCAGCGACGTCGCCACGAACGGCACCGTTCCGGCGTTGTACGTGAGCGTTGCCGCTCCGGCCGGCGCAGTCCCCAGCGACAGCGAGTAGGACGACGAGTCGTCTAGGCCCGGCTCAGACGCATACCCGCGCCGCGTCGGCAGCATGTTCTCGACATCGGTCAGCACGCCCGGCTGCGTCGGGTCTGCATCCGGCGCCCACGCAACAAGGGAAATGTTCGGCGTCACGGCTCGTCCCTCGGCACTCGAATCCACACCTCGGCGTCACGCGGCACACGGGTCCACTGGCCCTGTAACGGCGGCGGCTCGGGCGTCGGCGGCGGTGGCTCAGGCGCGGCAGCGACCGCAATTGAGAGCACGGCTGCCGCAGTAGAAACCGAGTTCGACGCCTGCACCGTAAACGGCGACGTGCCAGCCGTTGTCGGCGTGCCGCTGATAACCCCGGTGCTGGTGTTCAGCGCCAGCCCGAGCGGCAGCGTGCCGCTAGTGATTGCCCAGGTAATCGGCGCGGTGCCCGTCGCTGCAAGCGGCTGCGTGTACAGCACGCCAACCTGCCCGTTAGGCAGCGAGGCGGTCGTGATGGCAGGCGCGGTCGTCGGAACCGCGACCGCAATCGATAGCGCCTTGACCGCAACGCCCGCGCCGTTTGTAGCGCTCACCGTAAACGACGCTGTCTCGACTGTCGTCGGCGTGCCGCTGATGACGCCCGTACTGGCGGCCAGCGACAACCCTGCGGGCAAGGCCCCAGCCGTCACCGCCCACGTGATCGTTGCGCTGCCAGTCGCGGTCAGCGTCGCGGAGTACGCCACCCCGGTCGTCGCGCCCGCGAGCGTGTTCGTCGTGATCGCAGGCGCCGTCAGGATCGATTCGTTCAGCGCAAACGCTACGGCCGGCCATTCGATGGTAGACGACGCGACCCCATCGACGGTCGAGATCAGCGAGAACGTTGGGTCGTTCTGGCCGGTGGCGCTCACCTTCTTCGACTGCACGCCAATGCCGGCGTTGGCGTACTTGACTTGCAGCAGGGTAAAGCCGGTACCGGGCGCGATGATGGGCGCTCCTACGCCAGACTGCCCCGTGCCAGCCAGTACGAGCGCGGGCGCAGTGATCGACGGCAGATCGACCGTCGGCGTCGCGCTTTGCCCGATCGCAAAGGCATTTGCCTGCACCGTCCCCGCGTCGGCCACTTCGACCAGGATGAGCGACATATACGCATTCGTCGCGGCTGGCGACTTTGTCGGCGTCGCGGTTACCGTGATCGACGGCGTGCCGGAAGATATCGGGCTGGACAGCGCGAAGATGCCGATGCTGGTCGATGTGCCGCCGGTATGAAACCCGCCGTCGATGGCCGTCCATGTCGCTGCGGGGCTGCGCGAGTCGGTGATCGTCACGCCGGTCGCCCCGTCTAGATAGCCGCCAGCAAACGCGTAGAGCTTGCTGTTCGTCGACAGCGCCGACATCGAACACGACACCGACGCCGCCGCCTCGGCCGTAGCAATGGCCGACTGCAGCACCCGCACGCCAGTCGGGACACCGCTGCCCGTCGTTACCGGAAGCGTGGACGACGCCGCGCCCATCAGCGCATTGAGCGTGATCGTCGCGGTGCCGTTCGCGACACCGTCGACCGTCATCGCGACCTGGCCCGTCGCACCCGTCGGCGTCGTCGGCGCCGTGGCCGTTGCCACTCCGGACGCAGACGAGGTAGTCGCTAGGCCCGCGAAGTCCGCTACTGCCGCGCCCACGTTGTTGCGCGCGGTCACCGTCACCGCCTGCGATCCGCCCGCCGTCACCGTCGCTGCGGTCGGCGCAAACGTGAACGAGGAGACCTGCGCACGAGCGCTGTACAGCGTCACCTCGGCCGCGCTCATCGTCGTCGTGCCGCTAGGCACCGTCGAATAGCCGCTGTGCTTGTTGCTGTTCTCGAACGTGATGCTATACGGCTCGTTGTCGTTCCAGAACACGCGATCGCCCAGCAGTGCGCCCGCTAGCGCCGGGTTTTGGATGAACCAGCAATTGCGAACCCGCGTGTCGAGCGAGTTCTGGCCGCTGCCGTAATGCACATACGCGAATACTGCATCGTGCTGTCCCGCGAACACGATGTTATCGAACGTCATCGGCCCGCCGAAGATCGCATTGCCGTCGATTCGAGACACGTCAAGCGCGTGCGAGTTGCGCCACCTCGAGGCGCTGTTGAACGTCGGGTCGTATTTGTCGATGTACGTCGGGGTCGAGCCGTCAGTCGAGAACCAACCCAGCCTGCCGTTGCGGAACACCGAGTCCCGTATCGTCAGGTTCGACATATTCACTTGCGAGCTAATGTTCTGCGCGTCGACAGTGATGCGCTCGAACGTGATCGCGTTGATCGTCTTTCCGGACGCGTGCTGCAGATTCAGCCCGCGCGCATAGCGCCCCAGCCTTGAATCGATGTACGTGCCGCGGATCAGCACCGTGCCGGCCACGTCCAGCCCGTGATACCACTGCGACGCAATTGCGCCGTGGACGCTGCCTTGCACCGTGCCGCCGTAAATGGACAGCGACTGCCAGCGATCGGCCAGCACCACACAATCCGCGCCGCCTTGCTGGCGCTGCCCGTTCCCGTCGTCAAAGTTGCCGCCGTTGTTGGACTGCATGATGTCGTCCGTGAAGTTCGGACGGCGCATCAGCACTTGGGGCGACTCGACAGTCAGCGTTGGGCGTGAGCCGCTGCTGGAGCCGTACAGCGCAAGGGTCTCCCACTGGTAATGCGGGAAGTCGGTCACGAACGGGCTCACCGTCCCCGAGCAATTGACCAACCGCATCGGCCGCACCGCGCCGCGGATTTCAACCGCGCCGATGTACAGGCTCGTGCAACTGACGAACTCGAACGGCGTCCAGCGGCGGCGATCCGCATACCCGGTATCGCGCCCGTCGCACGTCCATACCCCGCCATAAGCGGTGTCGGGGTTCGTGCTGTTGTTCGTCGAGCGCACGTACAGCGTGCCCGACACGCCGTCCCAATACCAGAATTGCGCCTGGTTCACCGAACCGGCATCCAGCACCGTCACCACTTGCCCGTCGCTTGCGGCCGTAGTCGTCCACGACCCCGACGTCGAAACTAGTTGCCGCTTGGCGACGTCCGAGCCTTCCGTGAACCCCGTTGCCTGCCCGTTGCCAAGGAACAGCCGGTGCGTCTGGTAGCTGAATGACTTCTTCCAGACCTTGCTGCTGCTGACGTTCGACCATCCCGAGCTATGTCTAGTCCGACAATCCAGCAGCGCGCCGTCGTCAGGATGCACGCGCAGCTCGAACCCTGACAGCCCCGTGAACGTGCCGCCGACCTGGTTCGACCACGACCCGCGTAGCCAGATGATGTTGCCCGAGGCGATGTACGTTGCGATCTGCTTGGTGTCGCCCTGCCACGCCTGAGCCCACGACGCACCCGTATTCGAGTCGTTGCCCGAGATGCTGTCGAAGTAGTACGTAGCCATCAGGCGGCCCTGACCTGCAGCGGCGCCGCACCGATCGCGATGTGGCGCGCGGAACGATTGGCTTCAGCGATGTACTTGTCTGTCATCCCCTGCGCGAGCACGACGCGCTGATCGTCGTGCAGGAAGATCCGCGCCTGAGCGATGGCCGCGTGCAGGTAGACGTCCGGGCGCTTCAGCAGCAGCCAATTGCTCGACGCATCCAGCGACAGCGCCGGCAGTGCTGCGTAGTAGGTGAGTTCGACGGTGGAGTTCGTCGGGAACGGGTACACGCGAAACTGCATGTCTTGGATGCTGAACACCGGCACATGCGGGCGCGCGGCGTTCTGGATCATGCGCTGAAGCTGCCACGCCGTGCGGTACTCGAGGATCTGCCCGCCGGCTTCCAGCAGCCGCATCGCGCGAAAGTCCGTCGGCAGCGCGGTCCACTCGCCGGTAAGCGTCGTGGTTGCGACCGTCTCCATCTCGGGCGTGCGCAACTCGTCGCTGAACCGCGCGGTGGCGAGTTCGATGAACGTGTCGATGTGCACGTTCAAGTCGCCGCGCTGCAGGTAGTCAGCAACCGCCGTTCGTAGCGTCGCTTTCGTGTTGATCGGCACTCTTGACTCCGGTGATTCGCATGTCGCGCATCGGGACGTGAAACTGCGGCTGCTCGCTGGTGACGTCGACCAGCCCCGCGTCGCGCATCAGCAGCGCGACCTCGACGCTCGACCACAGCCAGCGGTGAACATCAGCGACCGAGCGGTGCGTGCGCGGGTCGCCGTACAGTGGAAACAGCACCAGGCGCGGGTCGGTGACGCCCTGCGCAATCAACCCGAACACCTTCTCGCGGCAGGGCAGCTCGAGCACCATCTGCCCGCCCGGCGCCAGCACCCGCGCCCACTCGGCAACGACCGCCGCCACGTCGGCCACCGGGATGTGCTCAAGCACGTGAATCGCCATCACCTCGTCGGCGACACCATCGGCGAACGGCAGCGCGCGGATGTCGCACTCGACGTCCGCGCCGCTGCCCGGCAGGTCGACGTTTACGTAGCCCTGAGGGCGCTTCTTGCCGCTGCCTAGATTCAGCCGCAGCACGCTTACAGCGTGTCCAGCATGGCCCGCCACAGCCGCCCGATTCGCGCGGGGTTGTACTCGGCCCGCACGTATTCCTGCGCCGCGCGAATGCGCTTGAGCACCTCGCCGCGGTTCGCCAGCGCCCAGTCGACGCCGCGATCGATGTCGCCGATGTACACGCCCAGGTCCGCATACGCCGGCAGCGGGCCGCAGATCGGGAACACGCCGCGCCGGATGCTCTCGATCGCGCGGTTACCGCTTTTGGCCTTCGGCCGCATGTCGGTCGGCAGAATCACGAGCCCTGCGCGCTCAAACTCGGCGTCCATCGCCTCGGGCGACCACGGCACGACGCGCACGCCCGGGGCCAGTTCGTGCGCATCGACGTTGTCGATCAGGATCGTGACGTCGCGCCCCACCAACTTCGGCGCCCACGGCTGCAGCGCCTGCGCGTTCCAATGCCAGCCAAACCACAACAGCCGCTCATTAATGCGCGGCTCGCCCTCGGGCGCTTCGTACGGATCGGGGATGATCCACGCATCGCGGCCCGTGTGCGCCTTGATCTCGTCGGCCATCACGTGCGAGTTGCATGTCACCGCGTCCGCCCGCCCGCAGTAGTCGATGACTTCATCGCGCCAGCGATCGCTCCAGTGCGAGTCGCAGACGTCGTAGACGATGCGCTTATAGCCGCACGTCTCGACGTCCCAGTCCCAGCCGTGCTTGCCGATCACCAGCACGTCCCGGCCCTGCCGCACGCCCACATCGGCCAGCGCACGCTGCGGAATGGCAGCACGCAGACGTGACGACGGCCAGGTAAGGTTAAACACCCGAAACGTCACCGACTTCACGCCCGCACCTCAGCGCGGCGCAGCATCTCGGCGGGCGACTCGCCGATCACTTCGTTTGCTCGCAGCAGCGTCTGGTGCCACTCGCGCGAGTGTTCGCAATCGACGTAGTTTCCAAAACCCGGGATGCCCAGCGTGTGATGCACAAGCTTCGCGTCGTCGCGCCGCGGATACTCGCCGATCAGATGATTCCACGTGGAACACAACCCGCCGATCAGCGAGTGGTCCAGCCATTCGAATCGATGCAAGTGCTGCGACGTACTGCGCGCCACGTAGTCCGGCGTGAGCCTGCGCATCGCCGGATGCCCGCAGTTCAGCAGCATCACGCTTGACCAATTCTTGAACGGGTAATCAAGGTTGTCCGCCTCAATCGGCGAGCCCCTGTACTTCCTGCGCGCCTTCGACGTGTACTCGTGCCGCACGCACTGCACCGCGTATCGGTCGTCCCGCAAGCCCCAAAGCTTGGCGATGTCCTCTCGGAACAGCGTGTCCGAGTCGATGAACAGCGCCCAGCCCCGGAAGTCTTGCAGCGCCGGCACGAGATAACGCGACGTGATGAACGCGTTCGTGCCGTCCGCGTGGTTAGGAAACCAAGTCAGCGAGGAAAGCGTCAGCGGCGTGATCGCCACCGGCACCGTCGCCGTCTCTAGGATGCTCTGCACGCAGACGTGGAACGCTGCCGCCTCGCGCTGGTCGAATCCAATGAAGATGTTCGGGATCACTCAGCAACCGCCGTACCGTCTTGTCCCACGGCTCGTCAGGGCGCTGATTGAAGCGGCGCACCGAGCGATACCAGGGCATGTCGCCGGGGGCGTCTCCCGGCGTTGACCAGATCCATAGCGTCTTGCTAGGCACCAGGACCGTCGCAGGCGTCCCTAAGGCGCCCGCTAAATGCATGGCGGCGGTATGCACGCCCACCACGCAGTCCAACTCGGCCACCAGCGCGGCGGCGTCGTCGTAATCGTTGCTCGCCACCGCACGCGGCCAGTGGCGCACCGGCAGGCCCGAGGCGGCGATCTCGTCCTCGGTGCCCTTGCTGTACTGCAGGCTCACGAAGTCCGCGTCCACCGACTCAATCAGCGGCCGGAACGCTTCCAGCCCGATCGCACGGCCGGCCGAGTTCGTCACCCGTCTGCCGCCGCTCCACGCGAGGCCGATCTTCGGCCGCGCCCCCAGCGAGTCCAGCAGCGCCCGCCACTGCACGCGGCGCTCCGGGTCGGCCACTAGGTACGGCGTGCCGGGGCAGCTCGCGGGCGTTGGCCGGTAGTATTGCGGCAGTTGCCCGATCGCGCAGCCGGCGTCGAACTGGTGCTCATCGACCCACACGGGCGTGCCCTTGGCTCTACGCGTGCCGTAGACGCTCGCCTGCGGGAAGCTGCGGCGGAACAGACCCTCGAGCCGCTCGTCGCACTCCAGCACGACGTGCCCGACGTCGCGCATCACGTCCGGCAGGCACGACGCCATCATCACTTCGTCGCCGATGCCCTGCTCGCCGTAGACGAACAGCTTTTCAACGCGCTTGCCGTCCCACACCGGCTCGTCGCGCACCTTCACGATCTTGCGATACGGGCCGCCCAGAACCTTCTCGTAGCCCGCCCAGCCCTCGCACCAGTCGCCGAGCGCAAGACACGCAAAGCCGCGCGTCTGCAGTGCGCCGCGCTGCTGCGAGTCGATCGCAAGCGCTTTGTCGGCCCATTCCAGCGCCTTGCGCCAGTTGCTTTCTTCTAGGTACGTCATCGCCACGTTGGCGATGTGCCCGGCCTCGCGCGGCGCACGCTTCACCGCCTCGAGGAACGCGTCCCGCGCTTCGCGGAACCGCTGCAGCGACGACAGCACCATGCCGAGGTCGTTCCACGCGTGGTCACGGTGCGGTGCGAGCCGCACGACCTGGCGCAGCAAATGCAGCGCAATCGCGAACCGTCCGCTGTGTACGTACAGGCGCGCGATCAAGAACAGGACTTTCGCGTCGTCCGGATCTTTATGCAGGCGCTCCAGCAGCAGCCGATGCGCCTCGTCCGGGTCGGACTCGATCAGCGCGGCGGCGCGCTGCAGCAGGCGGTCAGATGCGTCCGCTGGTTGCACGCAGCTTCTCGTACTCTCGCGCCCGCAGGCGCTTGATGATCTCGCTCGGGTGGGCTGTGAAGATGTCGAAGCCCTCGTTCTTCCACTGCAGCCAGACTTCAGCCGGCACGCTGGCGGCGTGATGCCAGCCTTCGCGGATGCCTTCCTTCGCGTAGCTCTCGTCGCTGCGCAGGCGCTGCAGATGGTCGAGCGTCTGCTGCGTGGTCGCCGCGTTTGAGCTTGTGACTTCGCGCACGCCGCGGCCGTCGGTCTGCACCTCGCGGCGCAGGCCGGTATGCGGATCGGTTTCGGTGTGGATAGTTTTCATGTGAAAAGCGGGCGAGCCGAAGCCCGCCCGCCGTGGTTACTGCTTACGAGGTCGTCGCGCCGATGATCTGCGCGTGCGCGTCCGGGTTTTGCACCACGGTCGTGAACTCGCAGACGATCATGCCCTTCGTGCCGTCCCCGGTCTTCGCGAGCTGCTCGACCTTGAACGAGTCAAGGAAGCCCACCGCGACGTAGTCGGGGTCGACACAGAACACTCGGCCCGCCGGCATGTACCGCGAAAGCATGACTTTGTGGTTACCAAAGTCGCTCACGTACACGTCGACCGCGCCGACCACCGCGCCTTGCACCGCCTTTGCCTGCGGGTTGTAAAACCCAGCGAACGCCTGCGCACCGCCAAAGGTCGCGATGCGAGCCTTTTGGAACGGCGACACAAGGATCACCGACGGGTCGCCGCCGTCCGTCCACGCCAGTTCTAGCGCGGACTTCAGGTGCGTCTCCGTCAGCGCGGTGAGCGCCGCAGCAGTGCCGTCCACCGACGCCGCCCACTGCCCCGACGCGTAGCCGGGGACGGTGCTGGTCGTGCCGCTGCCAGCGATCACGCGATTGCCGGCGCCGAGCGGGCCACCGATCATCGCCGCGAGACCGGCCGCCACACGGGCGGTTGCTACCGAGCCGGCGGTCGACGCGTTGTTGGAGAGCAGCGTCGCTTCGACGTCGCGCTTGATCTCCTTCATCTTCTTCGCCATCTCGTAGGCGAAGGTCTCGCCGCGACCGTGCTTCCTCACTGTGTCGGCGGTACGCGAGACGTCGATCGTCTTGCGGGCGATCTGGCTCTGGTTGCTGTACAGCACCGCGGTGGTGGCGGTCGTGAAGGTGGCGTCGTCGCCCTCGAGTTGAGCGTTGCTCGCCGACGCGCTCGCGAGCGAGTCGGTGAGCCATTGATGCGTGGTGTTGGTGACCTTCACTCGCTTGGCGTTGGACAGCATCCAAGTGTCCATAGGCGAGATGTTGAAGATCATGTCCTCGAAGTCTTCTGCGATGCCTTCAAGGTCAAACGTCTTGGTAGCCGATTCGGCCATGATTACTTCCTAAGATTCGCTCGCGCGAGCAACGCAGCGGCGATGTCCTCCGTCGATCCGGTCTTGAACGCCCGGGTCTTCAGAGCCTCGACGCGCGCTTTCGCGCTCGTTGACGGTGCTGCAGCCGTGCCAGGCTTCAGCGTCTTGGACGGTTCGATCGTCCGCTTGGCAACAGGCTTCGCGGCCATCGCGTCCCGATATCGCTTAGCGTCGTGAAACGCCGCGACAACCTCGGGGTCGTACAGTGCCGCTTGCCCTTCGGGCGTCAGCGACCGCTGCGCGATGTACTGCGCGAGTTCCTGCTTGGTTGCGTCGGTGAGGTTCGGGACGAGCTTCGCCAGCTGCGCTTGCCCGCGCTCCATCATCTGCGCGCGGTGCTGCTGCTCGGCCTGCTTGATCTGCTGCGTCGCCTGCGCGAGTTGCTGTTCAATCTGCCGTTGAGCGGCCTGCAACTGGACGAGCCGTGCCGTCACCTTCGACGCGGTCACCGGATCGGTGTCGTGCAGCGATTGCAGGTCCATCCCCTGCAGCCGCTCGACTTCCCGCACCGTCGACCGTAGATCCGCCAGTGCGTCGGTCTGCTGGACCGCGAGCTTGCCGATGAACGACGTCAGCTCGCGCTCGGCCTCGACGGCTTTGCGAATCTCCGCGGCCTCCTGGAACTTGCGCGTCGTGCCAGCCTCGAGGTCTTTGGCCTTCTGCTGGATTCGCTGCGCCTGTTCCTGCAACGTCTTGGGCAGCTTGAACTTCTCGCCTGCGACGTCGATCTCGACCTCGTCAACTTCGCGCGCCTCGGTGCCCGTTGCGTCTGCCGTAGCCTCGTCGGCCTGCTCTGCAACGGGTTCGTCTGCGGGCTCATCCGCGTCTTGCGCCTCGGACTCGCTGTCGTCAGCCGTAGGCGTGTCCGCCCTGCTGTTCCAGCGCGCCAGAAGCGCCTGTGCGGCGTCCTCGGTCGTGTGATACGCGACTTCCTGCGGTTCCGCAGGCGTGGTCGTGTCTTGATTCATGGAGTGCCTTGAATGCCCGCGCCAGAAATGACAAAGCCGCCTCGCGGGCGGCTCTGTTTCATTGCGGCGGCGCGTGAACCGCTAGAACTTGCTGCGTGCGCGCTCGGCGATCTGCCGGATGCGCGATTTGGCCTGTAGATCAGCCTCGGCTACCTTGCCGTCGGCCAGTACGCGGTCGAACCACGCGAAGAAGTCGCTGTAGTGCCGCACGTAGGCGTCAAGCTTCGCCTGGTCCGCTTCGGTGTACGTGTGCCGGCGCCACATGGCGCGCGTGAGGCTCTCGCGCATGTGCTCCCGGGCCTCGCGCACAAGGTCGTGCTCGAGCAGGCGCGTGGCCTGTTCGGCGCGGCGGATGGGAGGCAACGGCGTCACGTTTGCGTCAGCGCGAAAATAGTAATTCGCGCATTGATTGCCGAGCCGATTCTGTTTTCAATGTACAACTTGCCGTCGTTATGCGCGGAAACCGTTACTCGCACATCCGTCCCGGTTGTCCCAGACAGTGCGCCGGTTGTCATTTCGAAGTAGACGTCGCCAGAATGCTTCACTGTAGACGCGCCAGCGCCGCCCGACGGTTTTACCTTAAACCACCCGCTGCCGTTTCCGTTTGCGCTGTCGGTCGCAATGCTGACAATTCCGCAAATGTTGCTTCCGGCCGCCGACGGGTCAGACACCGTGATTGATGCAGCAGCGTCGTCATTGAGCGTGATTAGCGCGCTGCTATTGAAACCGAAACCTTGGACGTGCGACACCCCGCGCTGATATTTGACAACCGACGCGCTTGAATCAATCTGATGATCGACCTCGTAACTTTGCGCGTACGCATCAGGCACTAATACGCCGCCCTCGGGCTCCGGATTTGCGTACAAAGTTACAATCTTGGTCAGTTTTGACCGAGATGGCACTACACCTTGGCGGCCGGTATATGTACCAAATGCGTCAACCGCAAGCTGTACAAAGGTATTTGAGTAAACGCCCAGATTCGTCGTGTCACTGGTGCCGCCAATCTGAACGCCAATAGAGTTATTTCCTACAATCGACAGCCGCGTGTAGCCGCTAAACGTATTATTGTCTGTCCAGTTCTTGAAATTGATTCCGTAAGCGTAAGCGTTTTCAACAAACACGCTCGCAAACGTGTTCAGCGTCACAACCTGCGGGGTCGAGTCATACCCTGACGAAACGCCCGAAAATTCTATCGCGGTACCGCAGGTACCTTGTTGCACGATTGCGCCGAACCAGCATTGCGTAATGTTGCGCTTGGTCAGTGCGGAATCTCCGCCGGTCGAATCTGCTGCAAACGTCAGCGCTTTGCTAGTTGTCCCGGTCGTGATGAGCGTAATCGCGTCGGCCCATATATTGTGGGCTGAATGGATTGCCAGAGCGGTGCCCGTGAAGCTTGCTCCGGTGTCTATCGTCAAACCTTCCCAGCGCACGCTCTTGACCACATCCGCCGGGTCGGTTTGTACGGCTATGCCACTGCGAGATCCAATCCAGACAATCTTGCCGCTCGGCCCAAAACGCACATCAACGTTGTCTTTAAGCACAAGCGTCGTCGATACCGCCACGGGCGCGTCTACGACAAGCGTTCCGCCGCTAATCGCAATCTGCGCGACCGCCGCTTGCAGGGCCGCCGTATCGTCCGTCACCCCGTCGCCCACGGCGCCGTAGTCCAGCACGCTGACGCTGCCGGTCGCGCTCTGCGACAGCTCGATCACCTGGCGGTCGGTGATGCGGAAGTCCTGCCCAAGGGTGAACTTCGTTCCGGCTAGCTTGGTCATCTCAGACTCCGAACCACACGCGACGCATCTGACAAGTGAACGAAAAAAAACCGCCCGAAGGCGGCTTGTATGGCTTGGTGCCGGTTATCTGAGCGCGTCTGCCACAGCCCGCAGCCGCACCAACTCCACATTGGCCGCCACCGTCGCATCGCCCGCGACCGCCCGCTCGGCCTGCACCGCCTGGACCTGCGCGGTGGCCGTGGTGATGAGCGGCGCGAGGCGCTGAATCTCGGTGGTCGCTGCGTCACGCGCCGCGACGAACGGGATGCGAGCCGCGCCAGTCAGCCCCGACAGCGACGCGGTGGCTGCATCGCGCTTCACGATCTCGGCGGCCCTCTCGGCCACTAGCGCATCCCGCGCAGCGACAGCAGTCTGCACAAGCGCCGTCAGCCGCTCGCGCTCGGCCGCTGCGACATTCCTCGCCACACGCTGCACGACGACAGCCAGTGCCGCTTCTCGCCGCGCACGGCGGTCCTCTCGCTGCTCCTGCGTCAGCTTTGCGCGGACGTACTCGATCTCGGCCGCATCGCGCTGCTGGTCGGCCACCGCAGCACCGATCCCGCGAGTCATCATCAGCGTGTCGCCGTCATCCTCCAGCACTTCGGGCATGGCGACGAGTTGGTGCCCGTACCAGACGTGGCGCGGCTCGACCGGGTTGACGAGGAACGGGTACAGCGCCACCGGCACCACCGGCACGATCAAGTCAACGTGATACAGCGAATTGGTCGCCACCCGCTCGGGCACCTGCATGTCGCCGCCGGGACCGGCTACGGTGACCATCTGCCCGGTCTCGCGCCACAGCGTGCCGAGGATGACGACCTCGACGCCGGGGCGCGGTTGCCACTCGCCGTCGCGCTCGACTGCGAAGTGCGTGCGGTAGAGGGTGAGCCATGCGGACTCGGACGGCAGGGCAAGCTTGAGGAGGTGGCGGGTCATGCTGTCAGCCCTCGTGCAGCGGCATTCGGCAGGCGCCGATTGGTCAGGCGGACGCGTCGAACTACACCGCCGTCCAGCGTGCGCCCTAGATGGTCAGTGCCCAAATAAAGATTAACCACGCCACTCGGAGCCGCGCCAGAACTAAACAACGCACCAGAAGCGCCATTGGACGCTAGGAATGTATCGTTGACTTTGAATGCAATAACCGACCGATTGACGGCTGAACTAGATATCGTAGCCGCGCCTGAAAACGCCCATTGTGAGCCGCCCGCGATTAGGCTGAGATACTCCAGACCAGATGTTGTGCCAACGTCAATTCTGTTGTTGGCTGTGCCGTCACCAAGCTGCGCCGCGTTTTGGTACGCAGTGCTGCCCCCCCGCACGTAATCCACCACCAACGTCCCTTCCGTCAGCCCCGCCAGCGACCCCAGCGGCACCACCAGCGCATCAGCCGCCCGCGTCGCCGTCGCCCCAAGCGTCAGAATCGGGGACGATGCGCGGGAGCCGGTTTCAATCTGCGCGCCCCATAGCAGCACGCCATCGGTGCCGTTGACGGTTGCGGTCGCTGTCCCCGCAGAATCCGTCACCATAAATTGCAGGTAACGGGTGCCGGCAGTTGCGGCGGCTGTCATCTGAATCCGCCGCCATCCGCTATTGCTGTCGGACACGGTAAAGGTATAGCCCGCAAGAACACCCGTCACCGCGCCGGTGCTTAGGTCTACAGTACCCGCTGTCAGCGAACCGGGGAATTCGATAAACCTAATAGACGATTTGCCAGCCGCCTTAGCAAAAATCGACGCCGTATACGTTGTCGCGGCTGCGGTAAATCCTTGGTAAGCGCCGCGAATCGTGCCTGTCGTAGTCGGATAAAGTAAATCGGCCGTCGTTGTGCCGTCCGGCGCTACGCCTGCGTTTGCAGTGATTGTTGCGTCCGTTTTATTCCACGCCGCGTCATCAAACGCCGTCGACCACAGCACCAAATTCGTCGCCGCAGCCTCGCTCCTAAGCCCATACACGCCCTGCGCTGCGAGCCAGTCGACGGCGGGTGCGTAGACGGCGGCGGAGGTGGTGGGGACGTATGGGAGGGCGGTGGGGCCGAGGTTGAGTTGTGCGCCCCAGATCCCGACCGTCTCCGTGCCGGCCGCGACCCAATTGCGCGTAAGCGTGTTGGATGGAAGCGGGAACACCCCGACATAGACCGTCGAGGCTGCGGATACGCATGACACGGAGATCCGCGCTCGCCCCGAGTTGACTGCGGTGATCGCGCCGGTCGTGCCTGCGCTCGTCAGGCCGGCGGCTATCGCTTGCACGTCGAACACCGCCAGCCGCCACGCGGTATCGAAAATGCCGACCGCGACCCACTGCGTATTCGTGTACTCCACGTACACCGACGCGGTGATCTGCGCGCCGGTTGGCACCGCGATCGGCGTGGTCGTCTGGACGTTGTGCTGAACGTCGCCGCCCGCGCTCGTTGCTGTCAGCAGATCGCCAGTTGTCGTCCCATCGGGAGCCGGCCGCGTGTTGCTGGTAACTGCGGCGCTGTTTGTCGACCACGCCGCATTTCCAAACTCGGACGACTGCACATGCAGGTTATGCGCCGCATACTCATAAGTCCCGTCCGACTTCTGCTGCATCGCCACGCTCGACCGTGCGCTGGCGTTGAGCCTTGCGCCGCCGAGGCCGGGGAGGCGGTAGCCGCCGCTCGCATACGCCGCCGGGTCGCTGATCGCGGCGCGGATATGCTCGCCGGTCGCGTCAATGGCGAACGGAATCCCGACGTTGAACCCCCACGGCCCCTTACCCGCCCACGGTCCACGACCACGAAACGGGCCACGGCCCCGAAACGGACCGTCGACACGGAACGGCGAGACCATTACCGCTGGCGCTCCGGGAGCACCATGTAGACGCTGGTGGTAGCCGTGCCCGCCGTGCGCGAGAACCGCAACGCCTTTACCGCGCTGTCCAGCACGTCAACGGAGAACGCCGTAGCGGTGCCGTTAGTCCACGAGGCCCAGGTGCCGCCGTCTACCGTGTACTCGGTATAGATGGAGCAACCCGAAGCCGGGATGACGGCCACCGTCGCGGGATACGCCACAGCAAGCATCGGCACCGTCACTGCGGTGCTGCCAGGGATCTCGCCCCGCAGTTCGTCACGAAAGCCCATCGCTCATTCCCATTGTGTTAATCGGCCGCATCACGTCCGCCTGCGCCCGGATACGCGCGACCTCTAGCGCGACCTGCGCGTCGAGTTCGGCCTTGTAGCGCGCGATCTCGGCCTGCATCTGCGCCTTCTCGCGCTCCAGCATCATTTCCGCCTGCGCGCGGCTCATTTCCATCTGCGCGTCCTGCTGCGCCTTTGCCTGCTCGAACTGCGCCGACTGCTGCAGCTTCGCCTGCTCAATCTGCCCGCGCTGCTGCACCTCGATCAGCTTCGGGTCGGGCGGCGGCGGCTGTTGCGGCTGCGGCGGCGGCGCGTTCTTCGGGTTGACCCAGAACTCCTCCGCATTCTTGAAGCCCGCCGCGTTCGACAGCTTCGTCAACATCGCGTACAGCTTGTCGGGCGCGCTAAACCCGAGTTGCACGCCCGGGCCAAGCGCAAGCTGCAGCATCTGCATCAAGAACGCCATCTGTTCCTGACGATTGCCGGTGCCCAACCCGACGTTGATGCTCATGTCTTTCCGACGCGTCCACTGGCGCGGATCGACCGGAACCCACTCGTTGCGAAGCTGCACGATCGACGCGCGGCGCGAGTGCTTCAACGTCAGCGCGTGGACGACGCTGCACAGTTCGGTGACGGCGGTGGCGAAGTAGCGCGCCACAAGTTCGATACGCTGGCTCTGTGCGCCCTGCAGCATCGCGATGCCGCTCGCGGTCCGGTTTAGCGCATTCGGATCAAGCCCCGTGCCGACCCTGGTGACGCCCGTACGCGTCTCGCGCACCGTGTCCATGTACTCGAGCGTCGACAGAGCCGGGGCCGGGTTGTACGCCTCGGAGAGCGGCAACACCGCGCCCATCGGGTCGCCCTCGACGCGCACCAGGCCGCCGGGACGCGACACCAGCATGTCGTCGAGGTTCACCCTGTCCGCGTTGATCGCGTGTCGCGGCGAGTTCGCCAGATACAGCGCATCCAGCACGCCACGCAACAGCGCAGTCTTAGCGTCCTGGACTTCCTTGATCTCGTCGTACAGCGACTCGCCGTAATGCTGGTGCGGCAGCGGCTTGGCACTGAATGCGACGAGCGGGATCAAGTCCGCTTCCTCGTTCAGCAGCACCGTCGTGCCAACCACGATCACGTGGCGCAGTTCGGCCTCGCCGTCGCCGTCGTAGTCGCAGCGAATCCAGCACTCGCGAACCTTCACGCGGCGCATCGACGGGTCGGGCTCGACGTCCTCGTCGTGCAGTTGCCACGAACGCTCTTTCCGGGCGTCGCGCTCGAAGTCCTCGACGCTGTTCCCGCCGTCGCTGATGTCGTCTTCGACGTCGAAGCCCATCGCGCGCAACTCGCTGATGGTCTTGTCCTCGCGGCGCATCACGAACGCGCTCTGCGCGAGCGACACCGTCGTCGCGTTCGGGTCGACGAGCACCGACTCGGGCGGCACGTTGACGACATGCACGCAGCCCTGCGCGGTCGTGCGCTGAATCGTCGCGTCGATCGTCAGCGTGCCGTAATCGTCGATCGTCTCGGCAATCTCAACCGGCTGCGCGTCACCCGACTGCAGCAGCGCCTGGAACTCCTCAAGCGAGAGCCCCTTGTACTTCTCGCGCTCGTACTCGTCGT